TATCAAGGCCAAACTCAGGCGTTTCAGCCGCATCAGCAACACCTACACCAAAGTCAGCCGGAGTCGGTGGGCCGACCATATCAGAAGATGTTTGGTCAAAACCAAACTGGTCATCGGGAAGTTGGAACTGTGCTTGATCAAACCCAAACTGGTCAGCCGTTTGCTCGTTTGTCGCGGTCTGCTGGTATAGATCGCTTCGTGGATCATCAGGCAAGAACGGGCCATAGTCGGAGCCAGCGGGGGTATCTTGCGCGGCAAAATCAGCATCTTCGGTTTGGGGGAGGAACGAAAGAGCCTTGTTGGTGGGGGCGAACTGCACGGGTGCAATGTCCGAATCTTCCATACCCACGACACCCGAAGTACCTTTGAACTGCCCCCATGTTTCTGCATCGGGGCGATCTTCACCCAACGACTCCTGCGCGTAAGTGCGGTCAGCGTAATCTTCAAACCCAACGTCTTGAGAGAACTGATCTTGGATGCGCCCTCTGACAACATCCTCGGCTACGTTCTTGTAGTCATCAGGGATGCTTGACACGTCAGTTGGGACTGACGGCATAAACGCCAGCAAGTCTTCCGAAGTGGGCGCAGGGATGTCGGCGTCAGGGCCGTAGATTTCAGCGTAAGTTTGGGTGTACAGATCAGTGGCTTCCTGCACTGTGGTAGCACGTGCATCAGCAAACGACTGCAATGCCGCCAGTGTTTCGGCTTCATCTTTGACACCAAGAAACTGTGCCGCTATCTCAGGATCGTTTGGATCAAAACGGTAACCTTCTCTGAGGGCGGCGGCTTGTGCTTCAGCTAAGTCGGTTGTCTTGATGTCAATGTAATCTTGTGCGGCGGCGGCTACGTCACCCGTCTTAACAAGCGCATCAAGTTGTTCTTGATTGAGTGTTGTACCAAGGGCTTGCTCAACTTCAGTCTTAGCCGCTACTGTGTCGTTGAACGCTTTGGCAACAAGCTGTGCGTTGGCTTCTTCCTGTTGCTGAAAGGCCGCAACCGAGCTATCTAACTGCGCTTTTTGAGTAACCAAAGTTTGTTCAAGCGTAGGAAGCTGAGTCTTCAACCCATCCAACTCAGTGGACAAGGTAGCCAGTTTTGTTTCAACAGTAGCGCGTTCAGCTTCATAACCGGGGATTGCATTGTTGACACGTTCAGCATACTTGTTGACTTCCTCTACGCCAATCGCTCCTTCGTTGTAAAGCTCCTTCTTCGCGTTATACATATCAAGGTCGTCTTGAATTGTTTGACGCTTTGCTTCAATAGCTTCTGCGCTACTGTTGTAGTCTTTGACAATCTCATCCTGCCGTTTGATGTTGCTCTCCAACGCCTCACCCGTTTTGGTGGCGTTGTTGTAAGCCGTTTGCAGTGTCGAGCTAACGTCTTTGAGTCCTTCTTTGAGGTAGTCTTTACCTACACCGAGCATACTGCTCAATACAGAATTGACGACTGCCTTGTCGGTATCTTTGCCCAAAACACCAGCGGCTAAACCTGCGTTCACAGCACGTTGTGTAGCGGCACCCGCCGCGCCGTAGTCTTTGGCTAGATCACTGAAGCCGGGGATTTTTGAAGTGACTTCGTTGACACTCTGCATCACCCCCGAGGTAAGACCTGCGGTCAAACCACCTTTGATCAACATTTGAAGTGGATCACCTTTGCCAGTGATCACTGAACCCAGTGCGGCTTGCGTACCACCACCAGCCATAGCACCAGCAACTTTGCCAATATTTGCGGCAATCGAGGTGTACCCAGCTTCAGTAGCGGCAGTGGCAACAGACTTGGTAACTTCTCCTGCAATAGATGCGCCAATATACGAGGTGACACCCCCTACTACGGCGCTTTTGAGTGCTTGTGAAACTGACGCGCCCTGCGCTACGGATAGACCAGCCGAAATAACACCCGAGCCAATCGCAGTAGCGACTGCGGTAGAGACAGTGGCGGTTGTAACCGCGCCAACAAGTGCAGAACCGATTACGGCTGCAACGCCAGTTTCAACGGCAATGACGCCAATAAATACGACTGCTGCTGGCATGTTATAACTCCATTACGTATGCAGTCATCGGCTTACCTTTGACATCAACTTTAAACGTCTTCACAGGAAGACCCGTCATCTGAGCGAGGCGTCCATACCTGTTATCCGGTGTGTAGGTATAGGCGGTCTTAACATCAATATTTCTGAGGTAATCGGCAAGTTTTTTGAAATCTTCGGCGAGGTAACGAGGCTGTGCTTCGGTACCAATCGTGTGAATTTCAACAACGCCTTTACCACGAACCATGACAAGAAACAGCACGTTACCAAGGTGCACGAGCTTGGCACCTTCTTCTTTTACGATGGCGGCAAGTGTGCCAAGCATCTGTTGGGCTGTCTTGTCCGAGCCAGTTTCTTTTTTAAAATAATCCAGCGCAATCTGGATAATCCGATCCTGCTCTTGCTTGTCCATCTGTTGTTCTTGTTCTGCCATGTTAAGCCTCGTATGATGAAACGAATGATAGGGTGGCAACCACTGAGGGGATCGCTGGCATGGGGAACGGACTTGTTTGCACGGGGTATGCTTCCATCGACACAAGTACGTTGTCCACTGCGGCGTACAGAACCACGTAGTCTCCCACTACCAAGTTCACGTAAAAATTGGCGGCAGCAATTACATGCCCGTCAGTTGATCCGTGTTTGGAAGGGACAGAAACTTGGCTGGCAGTCCCCAACACATCTGTTGTGTTTTTTCTAAGCCAAATCCATGCGGTGTGGGCTTGCGAATCGGTGTTCTTTAACTGAACGCTGAACTGATAGTTGTACAACCCGCTGTATTCAACCGTGATGCCATTGGTGCCGTCATTGGTGCAACCGTTTAAATAGTCGTTTTGATCAAACGTGACCTGCGTTGCGGTATTGGCGGTGAACGTCTTGTCAGTGGTGCGTTGAATTGCGGCGTAAGGGGTCTGCAAGAAGCGACCACCTGTGGAACCCACAAGGGAGTTCAACGTAGAAGCCAACTGTACAAAGTACAGCCTCAAGATGTTGTTGAGTTGATCTTGGTACGGACGGTCATACTGCTCCCGCGCCAGCGGTAGGGCTGGTGGTGCGACTTGGTTGAGCAAGTGGTTCATGAGTTACCTCTGCGACCATCAGGCTTGATGTCGAGACGGGGAGAGCCAAGTTGCCACGCAACACCAAGATCACTTGACGACACCTTGATTGCCAACTGGCGACCACGGATACGCACAAACACCTGCCCAGTAAATTCCTCAACAGGAACCGTAGCGGTGCGAGTGACGCCAGCATAGTTAGAACCGCCCACGGAGAGCGGATCGTTGTACCCCGAGCCAGAGTTCTGCAACGGATACAGAGTCATGGTAATTGAAGGACTTGTGGCGGTCGAGTTGCGGAACGTCACGTCAGGCAACATGCGGTAGATAAACATGAACTTGTCACCATCGTCGATGTCAAACTGCGCGGAGGTGATTGACGCTTCAATCGGCGCAACCGTACCCGATGCGTCATCGTCATACCCAGTCTCGTGATTCACCAAGTTGTTGAGGTACGTGGCGGCAATTGGGGTTGTGGACAAGCCAGAATCCAGCCATGCAGTGCGTGCCATGTTGCCGTAGTACCAGATGTCTTCAAGGTAGTTGTAGACCACGTAGCGGTCGATCTGGTCGGAACCTGCCGAGCAGTAGAACCACCAGACTTCGTTAAAGCCTTCGTTTGTACCTGCATACACCTGATCAAACTGCGCGGTATTGATGTCGTTAAAGATGTATTGGCGTAAGTCACAACGCAGGGTCTGCGTGCGCCCGTCGTACTTATAGAACTTGTCCACGCCCATCCAGTAAGACACACCGTTGGCGTATGCCACAGCGTTCTCACCAGCGATAGAGATGTTGTCACCAACGAGGTCACCCTTCCACACCACAGGAGCACCCACGTACTGCAACGAATAAACCGTTGAGTCTGTCCACACCAAAATCTCTTGGCGTGATTGAAGGGCAGTCACGATCTGCGAACCGTGCGAGAGTTGCAGGAAACCTGCTTGGTTCGTGGCGCTCGGCGTCCAGTCCGTTACAGACTCTTGGTCAGCCCAGCGAATCAGCATGGGGTTGAACGTCGAAGACCCGTACTCAGTGCACCCCAGAGCAAACACAAATCGGTTGATGTCCGATATGGTGATAAAGTTTTGCTTGGTTGGCACGTCAGTGGCATACGCGAGGTTTGCCACGTTGATGCCGCGAGTTGACAAATACTGCGTACCAGACTGCGTACCAGTGGTCACGATGGGCGTGCCGCCCGGAGTTGCCGCAAGGTTGCAGGTATTACCCGAGGCGTTCACCACGTAGTACACGGTGCCCGGAACCAGACCAGTCGGCAGTGCGCCTGTGGTGATAAGTTGAATGGCTGTGTTGTCGGGAATTGCAGTGACAAACGTCACCACACCGGGGCTTGCAATCGTGATCGTGACCTGTGTCGTGCGGTAACCTGTTGTGGCATCCCAGTAGTAGATGCCACCACCGCGAGGGCCGAAGATCAAGTCTTCACCAAAGTTGGACTGGCTCCACAAACGCACAGGGTCAGTACCTGTGGTACCCACACCCCAAGTGCCTGAACCCCAAGCGCCAGCGCCCCAGCCTGTCAGCGGGACAGCGTACTCGGGGCCAGTGTCAATCTCATAGAAGGCGTATACACCTGTGCCGCCACCAGAACCCGAGGCAGACGCAGTGCCGGGGACAAGAATGGTGTAAGTACCAGCAGTACCACCAGAACCAATTGAGGTGATTAAAAAACTACCTGTGAGCACAACACCGTTGACTGTGGGGGCGTTGTAGAGGTCAACGTAATCGTTAACCGCATAGCCACCTGTGGCATCAGCCACGCGCACAGTTGTGTACGCTACACCGTCAATCGTAGTGTTAGTTGTGGTGTCCGTTGTGAAGGGGTTGGCACCCAGCGCGTGTGTAAAGGCGTACGGGGTTGAATCAAAGTATTGACCACCGCTTGACACGTAAAACTTGAGATTGGTGCCAACACCGATGAGCTTCTCAGAGCCAAGCGTCACCCACGTCCACAAGGAACGGCAGGTTCCCAAAAACGTGTTGGCAGATACTCGCACCCAGCCGCCGATCTTCTCGGGCGTGCCTTGACGAAACCGCACTTTGTCCGAATCGTACCAACCGTTTTCGTTGGTATATCGGGTGTTCTCACGGTTGACACCGGGTTTGAGGACAATCTTTTTTAATGGCATATCAGGTCACCCTTACCCACTCAGGTTTGCCTTGGCCTCGGCTGAAGTGTGGACAGTCCACGAGCTTCTTGCCATTCCCACCCCAAGAGTTCAGAGGGTTGAGCGTTTCCCAATAGGCACCCAGAGGGGCAAGTGTGGCCTTGTCGCCAACGAGTTTGCCATCTTTGAAGATGTTGAAGTCCACCGCCAAACGCTTTAAGTGCAACGAGTTCATCGTCTGACTGCGCCCGGTCTTTACGTAGAGTTCTTGCTGTTCGGGGGTACGGTACAACTCTCCTGCGGTGAGGGTAAAGCCTTTCTCGGTTGCAAACTGAATCAGCTTGCACATGTCAAGGAGGAAAGCGGCTTGTTCAGTAACGAGGCTCATTCTTTGCTCCCTTTACGCATCTCCATGACCTTCTCTACGGTGCGACCACCAAAGTAGGCAGTCATCACAAGCATGCCCCACTGACCCAGCAGTTGAACGTAGGCTTGGTTGACTTCAATACCTGCGGCACTCAAGCCAGCAAAGAGTAGATAGGCAGTCAAGATGTAGACCAACGTACCGGGACGAATGTTTTTAGACAGCCAAGAGTCAGACGACATGTCTGACTTCCAACGGTCGGAGACATTGTTGTCTTCGTTGGCGGCGGCTTTGAGCATCACGGTTAATTCTTCGATACCGAGTTTCTTTTCCTCTATGCGCAAGCGCAGGAGTTCTTCCTCGTGATCCATCTCGTATTGGCGCAGTTTGGTTGCATCGGCATCGGACAGAGGGCCGTCAAGTTTGACGCCTGTCTTGTCTTCCACCCAATCTTTACCCTTCGCCATTACAGCGTTTCCAATAAGAGATAGCCCTTGCGAAAGCAAAGGTGCTAGGAGTGCGGGAATTGGCATGGTCACCCCTTCGTAATGTTGAAGTCCAGATTCTTGTGTCTGGGGTAGTTGATGACAACTTCACCTTCGGGGCACTTGTACTTGATGTGCGCCAACAATGTGGCGGGGCCATCTGCTACTTTGCCGCTGGGTTCGATTGTGAATTTGTACCCAAACTTGTCCACTTCTGGAGACGCAGGGCCAGAGAATGTGGCAATGCTGGGCGATGCCTTGTGCACCACAAATTCGGAATCACGGACTTCAAGTTTGAAGCCCGTGACCTCACAGTCATCACGGTTCTTTTTACGAGCCACTACGACCCGAAATTCCCCGCTGGATGGGGCATCACTGATTTGAAAATGTTCAGGTGCCCACTCCAAGATGTCTTTTTTGAAGACGCCAAACTTTTCCACGAGCGTGTATCCACCACCAGTCATAGCAATGACTGCGGTAACAGCGCCCACGGTTTTGGTGACATCTTCAACTGCAAACATCTTTACTCCGCAGAGGCGGCTTCAGGTTGAGCGGCGGCTGGCATAGGCATCTGAGGGATGGCTTGCTCTTGGATCGCTTGGATCAACTGTGCAGACTCTTGGTATGGGCGGGTTGCGAGGTATTGCAGTACGCCGTTCACCAAGTTGAGGGTCAAGTTAATTTTTTGGTCGTTCATTTTCAATCTCCAATGCCGCTGAAATGGGGCAGCGGCGATACCCCAAAAACATTATGCCGCAGGAGGAGTGTCTTGAGAAGCGGCAAGAGCGGCTTCTTGCGCTCTACGAAGCGCGTCTGATTCTGCGTTCTGTTGCTCGGCAGTCTTTACCCAACCCATCTGGAAGGCAAGCGCCACCATCCCGTCTTTAGTACCCGGAATTGGAGTACCTGTTTCAAGGCACTTCTCGACACAGATTTTGCAAACGTCGTCGGTTGCTATGCGACATCTGTCGTGAACCACGTTGTCAATCCACTCTTGCTGAGAAATTACATAGACGGAAAGCGCGTTGTTTTCCGTGTCTGTCAAATTTACGGTGTAAGAAGCCATGATTTTTCCTTTCAATTAACCAACTAGATGACCAGAGAATGTGGAGCGATTACCTTCAACATAAGGCGCTCCTCCGTTATATTTTGTTGCAACCGTAACGTAATCTCCAACTGACAAATAAACCGTTGCAGACCAGCTATATTCTTGGTAGTCAGCAGCCGTTCCGGGGTTTTGAGGGGAGTGCCAGATAGCTTGTTTATCGACCCCGTTGATTTGAAGTGTGCCGTAGAAATAATTCGTTATGTTGAAGGTAAGGGCCGTGTGGCTAAACAGGTAGATACCAGCAACAGCCGCAGTAAAACGACCGTTGACGGTGCTATACCTGCTTCCTTGGTTAGTTGGGGCCGTTGCAAAGATAAGAACCGTACCAGATGGTTGGTTGGTAGCTTGACACTGATGGGCAAAAAACGCATGGCGGTTTTGAACAACCAATTGCGAAAAAGGTTGGTCGATAGTTGCGGCTAGGGTTGTTCCTTCGGTATAGAAGTTGTGATTTTTGGCGCGGTAGCCCAAGTCGCGCCAAGCGGCTCCGGGTGCAAGCGACGTCAAATACGAGGAGACGTTTGCGTCGGAATAAGAAATACCAAGGCCGTTACCGTAACCGTCCCCTCCGCGAGTCACTACAAACTGACCATCACCCCAAGAACCTAAGTTACCATCACTGGAGCCAACTTGAACTGCAAGTTTAGCGATTGCTGAGACGCTAGTACCAACGGTGGTAAATCCAGAACCATCAATACGGAATCGCTGCGCAGAACCACCGCCCACGTCATAAATAGTGAAGGAGTTAGTTGCAGTTCCAATACCCGTACCAAACTTGTAAGCCCCAAGAGATGTCTTGCTAAGAACACCTGCATCGCTTGTACCTCCTGACTCAATTGTCAGGGTGACGTTTGCCCCGGAGTTGTACATGTGAAGGAGCGACGACTGAGTGGTAAGACCAATACCAACTTGACCCGAAGGATTGATTGCAAAACGGATAAGCCCCGCAGTTGAATCATAGAGATAAAGCTGATTTGCGGGGCTTGCCGTATTGCCCGCCACGCCAATTTGATAGGCGCGACCACTCGTCCCAGTGTTAGCAAGCTGAACAACGCTATACTGCGCGGTGTTTGGGGTGGATAGAAATATACCCGCGCCATTTGTTGCGTTGGTGGTTGTCAGGAGTAACTGGTTGGCGTTGTTGAGCGTTAAACTGTTGTCCCAAGTAATAGCTGACCCCGCCGTGCTAGTAGCACTTGCAGTTTGGAAAGCCACCGATCCGTCCAAGCCCAAAGCATCAATACGAGCCGCATACCCAGAGGCGCGGCGTAACCAAGCATTTGTAGTGTCAAAATAGGCATTTGATGTCAACGACATCGTTCCGCCAACTGTGTTTGATGCGTTCCAAATACCGCCACCACCAAGCTCAATCACGGACTGAGTAGTAGCCCACGCTTGAGGTGCGCTAGTGCCACTACTGTTATCTGTACCAAACTTGGCTCGGCCTAGGCCGTCAATGTAGACCCTACGCAAAAGTGCGCCACCGCTGGTGTTTGTCCAAAGGCCAATCATTGACCCAGTAGACCTAGCGGCAAGTAAACGACCCTCAGAGGTTGATGTGTCCCAATCAAAAATTGCCGCAGTATTAGACGAGTTCAATACCGTAGACCCTGTGGACACAACTGCCCCGCTGACGGTTAACTTGTCAATAGGTGTCTGTCCAACACCAACTAGACCCCCCGAAGACGCATACAAAATACTGGTTGAGTTGTACAGCAGGTTCCAGCGTTGTGTACCTGACGTTCCTCCTACGGAATCACCACGAGTACCAGCAAACCAAGTAGCTGCATTATTATCAATTGAAGAAGTAAGACCCGCAGTTGTGGTGGAGGTATTAGCAACTGCTTGGAATAACGGATCAAGCGCCTTTTGAATAATGTGGTTATTGGTGGAATAGATATAACGTGGACGTGTTGCCCCAGTCGCACCAATATCGTAAGTGTCATCGGTGAAGATCAGGTTGCTGGTGATCGTGCCGTTGACAGTAATGTTATCTGCGGCGGCGTCACCCAAAGTCACGTTAGCGGCAAAGGTACTGTTACCACCAAAGTAGTTTGCGCCAGAGTTTACATACAGGGCGTACGGATTGGTAATTGTTGCGCTACCACCAGCGGCAGGAGCACCCGCAAGGTACAGAGTTGAAGCAAAACTGTATGTGGTCACATTAGATGTAGCCAACGTAGGCGCGGCAATACTATAAAACGGAGCCATTGCCGCAATCGTGCCCGACGAGGTAGTGTCGGTGTACGTAGAAGCCACACCATACAAGAACGCAGGCGCAGTAATAGTCAGTGCGGCGGCGGCAGAACGACCTGTGGACGGCAGTCTTACTAAGTTTTGAAAACTCACAGGAGATGCAAATGTGCTGGTCGCGTTGACAGTCAGTGTGTCAGCGGCGGCGTCACCAAGGATGGTGTTACCTGTGACCGTGAGGTCAGTGAAGGTAATTGCGCCACCACTGGAACTGACCTTTACAAAGTCAGAACCGTTCCATGCCACCGTTGCGGACTCGCCCTTGGCAATTGTTACGCCTGTGGTTGGGCCAGCGCCACGAATCACAATCGACTGCGTACCACCAGAAGCGTTGATCACCACGTACATCTTGGACTGCGCAGGGGCAGTGATGTTACGGGTCACAGTGCCCGAAGCTGGGTTCCAAAGAATGATCGCTTGTCGGGCTTGGTTGGACGCGCCCGTGGTAGTCGAGAGCGTGATGTCCGCATCGGTTGTGATGCTGGTTGTACCTGCAATGGCGGTGTCCAGCAACGAGGTGATGGCGGTGTTTACCGTGTCACCCCAAGTACCAGACAGTTCACCTGTGACTGGGAGGGCCAGACCAAGGAGGGAGGTATATGCTGTCGTCATGTGTTTTCCTTATTAGACTGTCTGGACTGGAGTCCAACTTGAGGTTTGTCCATCATTGATATTTTGCCAGTTTGCGTCTTGGTTGTCATCAATTGGTTCCCAAAGGAACCGGGCGGTAAGAGCGTCTGCAATCGTGGCATTTTCTGTTAAGTATGCGTAGAAGATTGAAGCGGCTACAACGGCTTCCACCGAAGCCACAGCGCCTTCAGAAACTGAAGTTTCAAGAGTGTGTGCGGCAGACACTGCGTCTGATCCCGTGGCGCTTTCACTCACGCTTACGGGCATGATGTGCTGGGTAGCCATTGTTTCCGAGGCAGTCGCGGTTTCGTCAACACCTGCAAAATACGCAAAGTTGGCATCAAGCGCATCCGCGCCCGTAGCAGATTCCGACACCGCGGTAGCAAATACTTGCTGTGCGTAGTTCTCCGATGCGGGTGTATACGCACGTACAGTCTCAGCTACATCACACGCAAAAACTTGTTGCACGGAGTTGGCGTCAGACACCGTGGATGCCTCGCTTACAGACACACCCAACGTGCTTGACGCTACCGATACGGCATCACTGACTGACGCGCCATCCTCAACACCTGAGAAGAAGTTGTGAAACGGAGCTACAAAATCTATACCTTCGGCAGTCTCGTTGACTGCGCTATTGAATGTGCTTCCAGCGACCACTTCTGCGTCTGAGGTCGTGGCTGTGTCCGAGGTGTCGCGGTAGTAAACCGACATACCCCATCCAGCTTCACCCCAAGTGCCAGAACCCCAGCCGCCTTCAGCCATATCAGGCTCCGGTTAATTGATCTTCGTCAAACCAGCGTTGATGCGCCACGCCCGTAGCGTCTTCCCACTCCACCAGATACTGAACGATACCGTCCTCATCCATGCGCAGGGCAATAACTGGGCCTTGGGGCACAACAGCGGAGAGTTTTACAACTTCACCTTTTTTGAAAGTAGTAGCCATGTGTGTCTCCTTATGCGGCGTCGAGGCTGAACGTGTAGGTCACGTTCAATGTATCCCCAGAGGCAACCACACGGTCACCGGGGGCGGCAAAGTCAGAAGCGGAGAACAGAATACCTGTCGCACCACTCTTGGTGTTGTTGCTAGTCAAGAATGCACCGCCAACGGTGGCAGTTGCATTGATGGTGAACGCCGCAGGAGAAGCCGAGTTAGTGATCACAGAAGGGTCAGCGGTCGAAGCTGTACCAAACGTGCAGGCAGGGCGCGTAGCGTTGCTGTAAGGGACAATCTCAGTCCAACCAGCGTGCGAAGCCATCGTATCCGATGCGGCAGGGTTGTTACTTGCGGCGGCACCGTACAAGCCAATGTACCAAGTGGCAGTGTAAGAACTACCAGAGAAGTACTTGCTGTTCATGTCTTGCAGACCCACGTTCACCACGAGGTTGTGCAGTGCTTCAGACCACTTGAGGTTACCCTCAGAGTCGCGGCACTCGATTGAAAATACGCCACCAGCTTTGGCATGACCATCGGCGCTTGCGGCGCGGGTCAGCATTGCACCAATGGTGTCTTGAGAGGATGCTTTGTCGTTCAACATGGTTGACTCCTTAATTAAAGCGCAACAGCGCAGATGTGGATGTGTTCTCAGGCATTTGCACTGTGAACGAGGTTTGGCAAGTTTTATCTGACCCAAAGTCCAACACAGCAACAGACTTGTTGCCCTTGCTGAAGTTGTAAATCAACGCGCCACGGCACGTGAACGCCGCTGGGTTCCAGACGGAGTTGGCGAAGTCCACGTACACGATACCGTTGGCAGACGTGCTGATCGTCACACCTGTGAGGATGTTCCCACCTGCTGTGTAACCCGTACCAACAACTTCATACGAAGTGTCATACACGGTGGTGCTAGGGCCAAGCGTAGCTAGACCCGTGTACAGCGCCAGCTTGAGCGTGTCCGTAGAGAGGTCTTGCTGTGCCAGCAAAATTTGTTGCTTAAAGCTGGTGGTGAGCGTTTGTTGAATAGACATCAGACCACCTGTACCCGAGCTTGACCATCACGGTAAGCGTCTTGACGTTGTTTGCCATCACCCAACTGTTTCAACTGGATCATTGCACGGTCATACATGCCCTGATACAGCGCAACCATATCTGGCTCACCCTTCATGTAACGAATTGCCTCAATCAACGTACCGTTGAGGAGTGCAGAATCGAAA